GCAACAAGTGCAACAAGTTCACATGCAGCATTAACAACAAATGTTCATGGAATTTCAGATACAGCAGCACTTGCAACAAAAGCAGGTTCAGAAACATTAACAAATAAAACCCTTACTCTTGGAGCAAATACTGTAACTGGTACAAAAGCACAATTTAATGCTGCTATGACAGATGCAGATTTTGCAACAATTGCAGGTACAGAAACACTTACAAATAAAACTTTAACTTCACCAGCAATTACATCACCAACAGGTATAGTAAAAGCAGATGTAGGCCTAGGAAATGTTGATAATACATCAGATGCTAATAAGCCAGTTTCAACTGCAACTCAAACAGCACTTGATCTAAAAGCAAATATTGCTTCACCAACATTTACAGGAACTCTTACAGCAGCAGATGCAACAATTACAGGTAACCTTACTGTTACAGGAACAACAACAACAGTAAGTGCAACTAACCTATCAATATCAGATCCATTGATCTACATGGGAACTGGAAACTCTGCAAACGCTAGCGACCTTGGTATAGTTGGACACTTCAATAACGGAACATACCAGCACACTGGTTTAATTCGTGACCATGCAGATGGAAAATGGAAGTTATTCTCTGGAGTAACTACAGAACCAGGATCTGCAACAATCGACCTTACTGGTGCAACATATGATACCCTTAAGATTGGTCCACTTGAAGGAACAACTGCTTCACATACAACAATTTCAGCAAGCGGATTGATAACAGCTACATCTGGTGTAGCATTCTCAGATGGAACACAAACAAAGCAAGGAGTTCCATCACAAACAGCAATTGTTTCAAAAACAGCAGATTATACACTTTCAGCATTAACTGAAAGAGATTCATTAATTGAAGTTAACTCAGCTTCAGCAGTAACAATTACAGTGCCACCAGCATCTTCTGTAAATTATCCAGTTGGAACATCAATTGATATATTAAGAGTAGGTGCAGGAGCAGTAACAGTAGCAGCAGGTGCTGGTGTTACATTAAACTACACACCAGGAAACAAGCTTCGTGCACAATGGTCTGGAGCAACTCTTTTCAAGAGAGCATCAGATTCATGGGTAGTTTACGGCGACTTGTCAGCATAATATAATTAAAGGAGAAAAAAATGTCAAGAATTGGTAAAAGATCACAGGGGGCAAACGACTTCTTAATGCCGTATGCTCCAACAGTTGGAACAGCTACAGATGTGGGGTCAGGTAGAGCATTTAACAATGGCCGTGCTGATGTAACATTTACAGCAGACCCAAGAAATGCAGCAACATTTTTTACAGCGACATCTTCTCCTGGTGGTTTTGTAGCATCATCTGCTACATCTCCAATATCAGTAACAGGATTGCAGTCTGGAGTAGCATATACATTTACTGTAACAGCTACAAATACATATGGAACCTCTTCATCTTCTTCAGCATCAAATAGCATAACAGCTACAACTGTTCCAGATAAACCAGCTGCTCCTGTTGCTACCGCACAGACAAATCAAGATTCTGTTACATGGACAGCACCAGCAAATGGTGGATCTACAATTACAGGGTATACACTTAAATCTTCAGATGGACCAACATATGCAGAAACAGGATTAACTCATATTGTTCCTGAAACAGCAAATACATCTCAGACTTATCAGGTATTAGCAACCAATGCTAATGGATCTTCAGTTTATTCTGATAACTCAAACTCCGTAACTACACTGGCACCGTTTTTCCCACCATTCTTTCCGCCAGTATTCTTTGCTCCACCAACATTCTTCGCACCACCAGTATTCTTCGCACCACCAGTATTCTTTGCACCACCAACGTTTTTCGCACCACCAGTATTCTTTGCTCCACCAGTATTCTTCGCACCACCAGTATTCTTTGCTCCACCAGCTTTCTTCGCACCACCAGTATTCTTTGCTCCACCAAGATTCTGTATAGATCAAGATACATTGATAGCAGTAATTGGAGACAACAATACAGTTAGCCATAAAAAAGCTTCTGATATACAAATTGGAGATAAAGTTTGGGGAGTTACATGGGATGGGCTTGATAGCGAATTCTCAGTAGATCCATATACATGGTCTAGCACCGAAGTCAATAACTTAGGAATTGTACCAACAGAAATAACAAACATTATTCCTTCAGTTAAAGAAGTAACATTATGTATAAATAATGATAGTGCACATAGATTCTCTCTAGAACAAACAATTCTTGTAAAGAGAAGTGGAATGTACTTCTTCGGAGTAACTGGAATCCTAGAACCAGGAGATGAGGTAATTATCAGAAATGAAGATGGCTCATTCTCACCACTACCAGTAACAGATATTCAAATAATTGATGAAGAAAGAAATGTATTTGAATTTGATGCTGCACCAAACGATATATTGTTAGCAGGAGGACTAGTAGTACATAATAGAAAACTATTTGCGTAGTGTCTATATATCATCTACATATTCCAAGAACTGCTGGAATACATATTAAAAATCATGTGTTACCCCACTTAATTGTAAGTGGGGTTCCACATTTTGTATCAAATAGAACATTTATAGATGTAGAAAAAATAAAAGATAGTAAATTTGTCGGCGGTCATTTTGGATTAATGCCGCTAGACTACATGAATAAAGAAAACCTTACAATATTTACAACAATAAGAAATCCAGTGGATAGATTCATTAGTTATTTTAAATATACTACTGGCATAGTGAGGGCTGGAAAAGAAGCTGATGAAAAACTTGAAGAATGGCTATATGGAAATCAAGCAGAGGTTCAATCTAATTTACAAACTAAATTTTTAATAGGTAAAACAGATATAAATGAATTTAATAAAAACTTTAATTACTTTCAAAATACAGTAAATAATGGATGGTATTTAAAAGATATAAATCAAGACCACAATACAGCAATCAGTAATCTTAAAAATATTAATTATTATACATTAGAAGATTTAAATTTATTTAAAGAAGATATGAATAAAGTTTTAAAAAAAGAATTTGGCTTTGAAGCATTTAAACATAGAAATGATTTATCTAATAGATCTCCAGATATAGGTATTGAATTAAATAAAAAACAAATCAATAGAATAGAAGAATTAAATAAAATGGATATGGAGGTGTATGAATATGTATCAAAGAATAAAAAAAGATACTAAATGGTCTATTTTGGAATTAGGTAAATTTAAAATTGATACTATAAAAGAAGAAATTTCTAATTTTTCAGAAGAATGGCTTTTAGATACATCAAGACAAAACCATGGATTAATTCATAGAACTACTGAAATGTTTAGAATCTGTGCTACCCCCTATGATTGGAATCCTTTGGATCCAATCATTACAACTCAATATAATTCTTTTAAAAATGAAGGATCTATAAAAGAGTTAAAAGATATTTATAAAAAATTAGAAGAATATTACTCGGGAAAGATAATTAGATGCGAGGTAATTAAATTATATGCTGGCACACAAGTTCATAAGCATATTGATGGAGGAGCTCTTTTAAATTATTCAAGAAGAGTTCATATCCCTATAATAACTAATGATAATGTTACATTCACTGTTATGAATAATACAATTAATATGAAAGAGGCTGGATGGTATGAAATAAATAACCAAATGCCTCATGCTGTAAATAACCCAAGCACTCAAGATAGAGTGCATATAATCATTGACATACTTCCCAATGATATGCTAAACTATACTAAAATAGGAGAATAAATGTCTAATATCAATCAAAATTGGTCTTCACAGGAAATGCTTTTTCCAGGTGTTTGGGTTTATAGAAATGTTTTAAAGCCAGAATTAAAATTAATGGAAAGAACAAAAGACTTTTTAGAATCAAATACAAGTGGCTATAACTGGGAAGATGCTACTGTAGGATATATGGAAAAACGATTAGACTATAGAGATTGTCAAGATTTTAAAATTGGTGAGATCAAAAATCCAATGACTGATGATCAAGCTACCCTAGGACAAATTTGGCAAGACTCATATGATGCTCAAATTCCAGCCGTAGAAGATTATTGTAATAGATATAATATTAGAATGAATTACTGGGAAGTAATGAATTTTATTCAATATGGACCAAATCAACATTTTCAAGAGCATGCAGATCATGGATTTTCATACAGCGCAACAGTATCTTTAGTTGGATATCCAAATGATGATTATGAAGGAGGAGAACTTGTTTTCCCAAAACTTAATTTATCAATTAAACCTCAAGCAGGAGATCTTTATATATTCCCATCTACATATTTATTTTCGCATGTAGCTAAGCCTGTAATTTCAGGAAGAAAATATTCTATAGTTACAATGCTTGATTATAATGACCATGCACATAACCCCGATTTCATGAAAATGAGAGCTGAAAGAGTAGAACGTGCAAAAAATAACGGTATACAAAACTAGAGAAGGATATGCTGACGTATATCCACTTTCAGCCAAACGTGATTGGATGGATGACACATGGCAAGCTCATGCATATAAATGTTTTCCAGTAAGTCTAAGTAATCAATTAGGATGGGCGGTATCTTTTCCAGAAGACATTTCTTTTATTTGGGATGGTATTTCTGATTCAGACGGCAGTCATGTAAAAATTCTTAAAGGTGATAAATATGCTTACACAGAAAGAGCAAATGCAACAATTAGTTTTAATACTGGCTTAATGTTTACTACCGATGAAAATACAAGTTTATTATCAATGCCTCCCGCTAATTATTTTATAGATGGAGCTGAACCATTTACAACACTACTTAGCACATCTTTTTTTAAAGGTGATTTACCAGTAGCTTGGAGAATAACTAGGCCAAATGTTGAAATAACAATTAAAGCAAATACTCCAATAATATCAATTGTTCCAATTGATTTATCAGTATTACAAAATTCAGAAATCGTGTTAGGCGATATAAAATCTCTTTCTAGATCTGACTTTTTGCCTCCAGAGTATTCAGATGTAGTTCAAGAAATCAATAAAAGTGGTCAATGGTCTAATTTTTATAGAAATGCAACTGATCATTTAGGAAAAATTTTAGGAAAACATCAAGTTAAATCTATTAGATTAAAAGGCGGAACAAATGACATTTAAAATAAATGCATATCAAATAAATAATGTCAGGCCAACAGCAAAAATTAAACCGATGTCTGTAAAAAGAGATTGGATAGAGCCAGGAACTCAACACGGATATGCGTATTCTTGCTTTCCAGTTGTTCTAGCAAATACAATGGGATATGAAATTTATTTTGAAGAAGATATAGAGTTTATATGGAATGGTAAAAAAGAACCTAATTCAACTACAATAATTCAAGGAAAAGATATATGCTATTTTGATAGAGGCTTTGCTACAGTTGGCCTTGTAACAAATTTAGTTTTTAAATCTGATGAAAATACTAGTTTATTTTGTGGGCCAATGCCTAATCAATTTATAGATGGCATTCAAGGGTATTCTGCAATTATGTCCACATCATTTTTTGGAGGTGCACTTCATATTGTTTTAAGAATAACTAAAGCAAATCAAAATATTTTAATTAAAGCAGGAACGCCGATAGGTTTTGTTTTACCAATTTCTTTAAAATCAATAAATAATTCTGTCATAGAAGTTTTTAAAACACCAGAACCTGGTACAGATTTTGGTGTACATTCATCTCCAGGATATAATGAGGCACTAGCTAAAGAAGCAGAAAAAATTGGACGTACAGTCGGCTGGTATCAAAAAGGCCTAGATCACTTAGGTAATAAAGTTGGAAATCACGAAATTAAAAAATTTAATTTTTCTGTAATAGAGCATGAGTAGTAATATTAATATAAATATGGTAAAATTAATTATAGGAATAGAGGAATAAATGGAAGCAGCTAATGTTTGGGGCAGTAATCGTCCAGTATCTATAACTCCATCAGGATTTTTTGGAGATTCGTCAGATAATATTGTTGAGCTTGAAAACTTTTTAACAGTTAAAGAGCGAGAAAAACTTATTAACTTTGCAATGAATAATAAAATTTGGGATTTTACAGAAACAGTTGTGGATGAAGATGGCCTTGTTTTATATGATGCTAATGTATGGAAAGATAGGGTTTGCACATATAATTCTTTGATGGAATCTGATCCATCTATTCTTGAATTAATTAATAGCATGATTGCAAGATTAAAAATTGAAGTAGATAAATTTTTTCAAGTAGATGCTAAAGAAACAGGCCCAGCTATTGTTAGATGGCCAGTAGGTGCTAGACAAGAACCTCACGCCGATAAAGAATTTCATACTGGCATTGAACAGGGTAGACCTAATGATTTTCCTCATTATGATATAGCAGGATTATTTTATTTTAATGATGACTATGAAGGTGGAGAATTGTATTTTCCACAACATGGTATAGAATTTAAACCTAAAGCAGGAGCAGCTTACTTCTTTCCTGGAGATAGATTTTATACACACGGTGTAAGACCGATAAAATCTGGAAACAGATTTACTTCGCCATTTTTTTGGACGATTACAAAGCATACAGGAGAAAGACAACCATAATGAATTTAGAATATACAGAAATATATCCAAATGTTTATGTTTATAGAAACGTATTAAAAGATCCTCAAAAGCTATATGAAATCATGAAGGAGTCTGATGAAAGCGCAAACGGAGAATATTATTTAAAGAAGTGGGATCCTTGGGCTCACTTTGGAACATATACTCAAATTAAACACCCAGCTGAAATAGATCAGTCTTTAACAACAAAAGAAAGATTTATTAAAGAAAAAGAATTTGCAGATGAAGTTCAAAAAGCATACGATTTAGTGATTATGGACTATGTAGAAAAAACTAATACACCACTTCCAGAAAATTGGAGATTTAGTGGATGTTCTTTTTCTAAATATATAGATCAAATTGATACCATGTCTAATAAAATGACAATGCAATATCATACAGATCATATTACATCTCAAAAAGATATGCCAGGAGAAAAATTTTATATTACATGTACAATGTACATCAATGACGACTATGATGGCGGAGATATTGAGTTTTATGTAAACGGAAATTTAGTTAATCATAAGCCAAAAGCTGGAGACATTGTTGTTTTTCCATCAACTGAACCATATTTTCATGGAGTAAAAACAATTTATAATGGACAAAAGTTTTTTGTTAGAAACTTTGTTATGTATGAATTTCCAGGCACAAAAGAATGGTTAGATAATCAACTTAAAATGGGTGCATATCGATGGGCTAAAAAAGAATTTGAAAGAATTGAATATGAAGACCCTAGAAATATGAGATATCTTGTAGACGGTATTCTAATGGAATATGATGACGTTAGAAAAATTGCAGAAAAAGGAAATCAAAATAATGAAGTTAAATAAAGTAACTGAAGATATATTTCATTATGAAGATTTCTTATCAAAAGAAGAATGTGAAGCAGTATTAAATTTATTTAAAAAAAATGAAGAGAGAGACCCAGATTACTGGAAATCAATTTCATTTTATGAATCATATTCGGCTGGGTATCCACAAGATAATGATCCATTGCTTGCTGAAGTTGGTTTAAGTGCCACATGGTTTTCAGATCTAGAAGATAGATTTAGACAAGCTGCATCTGAAATTGCTAATCAGCCAAAAGAAAAAATGTCTAAAATTAGTTTTCACGTTCAAAGATGGTTAGCTGGAGCTTATGCCCCAAAGCATTCTGATAATAGCGATAATGATGGAAACATGGGAGCTTTTACTAGAAGTAGATACGCTGGATTTTTATATTTAAATGATGATTTTTCTGGAGGAGATTTAAAATTTTATGCAGATTATGGAAATAATGTAATTACTGTAACTCCAAAAGCTGGATCATTTTGGATATTCCATGGCGGTCATAAAAATATGCATGAGGTTACTTTAGTAACTTCAGGAATCAGATATACTTTAGGATCATTTTGGGATGATAGAGAAGAATCGGATTATCCACAAGAAGTCAGAGATGCATGGGCTGAAGAGTTATTAAAAGTAAGATCTTATCAAAAAGAAGAATCGGTTGAATGGAAAGAAATTCGTGAAAAGGGTTTACGTAAACTGCCAGACGGAACAACAATTCCTGTAGAGAAATTGGAAGATATAAATGGAAAATAAAACAAATTCTTTTAATCCAGAAGATATGTACCATATGTTTGATTTAAAAATTTTAGAAAAAAATATATGGTATTTTAAAAATGTTGTTAGCTATCCAGAAGACTTGCTTAAATTTATTAATGAAGTTGATGAAGACACAAGAAGCCATGAAATAATTACAAAATGGTCTCCATGGACTGCTAGCGATGATACCACTTTTGTTTATGGTGATAATAAATATGTGATCTCAAATAATATTAATAATAAAATTGATAATGCAAGACTTGATCAAAAAATATTATATATTAAAAATAGTTTTGAAATGGCTTTTGATATGTGCTTAAATCAATATTTAGCTCAGCACGGCCTAGACAAAAACCACTATTCTTTACCAATGCAGCAAATACCTATTAGAAGATGGATAAAAGGCCCAGGAATGGGCCCTCACTGTGATGGCTATGATGGAGATACTTCTTTAGCATTTTCGATGATAACATACTTGAATGAAGATTATGAAGGCGGAGAGATAGAGTTTCCAAACCATAATATGTCCCTAAAGCCAGCTTCAGGCAGTTTATTGATTTTTCCAAGTCAAGAGCCATACCTTCATAAGGTAAATCCAATACTTTCAGGAGAAAGATATACCTCTCACCTATCAGTATATAAAAAGTAAGATGGTATAATTAAAAAATGAGTACAACACCAAATCAACATAATTTTCGTTTTCCAAGCTATGCGGATTCTCCCGATGTTCCAAGAGACATTTCATTGCTTGCAAAAGACATTGCAGATTATATTGATATACACCCAGGTCCTCAAGGAATTCAAGGGGTAAGAGGATATAGCGTATTAAGCGGTATCTCAGATCCATCTTCTGGAACTGGAATAGATGGTGATTTTTATATCAATATAACTAGTCATGCAATTTTTGGTCCAAAAACTAGCGGGGCTTGGGGATCGGGAACAAGCTTAGGTGGCAACAGTGTACTAAATGGAATAATTGATCCAACATCTTCAATAGGATCAAATGGTGATTTTTATATAAATACCGTAAGTAATAAAATCTTTGGTCCAAAATCATCAAATGTATGGCCAAGCGGAATAAATATTGTTGGACCCGCTGGCGCAAAAGGTGATACTGGTGCAACAGGACCTAAAGGTGATGCAGCTGCTACAGTATCAGTAAATCCAACTACAATAACAGGAGCTCCAGGTACTTCAGCTTTAGTAGAAAATACTGGAACATCTAGCAATGCAGTATTTAAATTTACAATTCCAAGAGGAGCTGACGGTGCACAAGGTCCCGCTGGTGCAAATGGTACAAATGGTGTAGATGGAACTACACCAACTTTAGATCCAATTACAGGAAAAATATCTTTAAGTTTTTCTCCACAAGCAACTTTAGGTGTGAATAGCGATTGGTTTCCAACAGCACTTGTAACAACTTCATCATTTTATTTAGGAAAAAATTCAACAGATGGAAGCCCTGCAAAATATTGGAAAGGTGCTTATTTAGCAAGCTCTACTGTAGTTACTTCAGATCAAAGAACAAAAGAAAATATTTCATCTACTGATTTAGGTCTTAACTTTATAAATAGTTTAAATCCAGTAAAATATCAAATTATAGGCAATGAGAGCGGAAGATGGCATTATGGTCTTATTGCACAAGATGTAAAAATAGCAGTAGATAACGCAAATGTTGAAGATTTTGGTGGATGGGTTTTAGACAATGTAGATGATCCAGAATCATCTCAAGCATTAAGATATGAAGAATTCATTTCTCCTTTAATTAAAGCAGTACAAGAGCTTACAGCGAGAGTAAAAGCACTAGAAGAGAAGTAAGACATGTCATATAAATATACGGTCTTACAGGATAACCCAGTTGCATTTTATTTATTAGATGAAGTTAGATCTGGTTCAGTCGGTTCTTACGTAAATTTAATATCTAGTTTTGCAACATATCAAGATTTAAAAGATCATGGCGTGTCTTACTCAAGCATCAGCGGTCTTCCAATATATGACTATTCTGGCAATTTAAATAATGGATATGCAATAGGGGCTTCATCAAAACAGCTAATGCCTCTTATATCTGGCGGAATTAGAGGAACAGAGATATTATCTGATACCGCAATATACTTTGCTTCAAAAGGTATTGCAAACAAATATTATTCAGATAATGCATTCACAATAGAAGCTTGGTGTGTTATATCAAATTCATCCGATATTATTCCTATAGTTGGAGATATTCATCAAAATATTGGAGTCTTTCATAAAAACGGAAATGTTGTATTTATGGTTGGTAATTATAGTGTAGAGCATACTGTATCAACTTCAGAATCGATATACATAGTTGGAAAATTTAATGGAGATTCAATATCTTTATATATAAATGGTCAACTTGTTGAAAAATTATCTATAGGTAAATATAAATTCACAAATGAAGTTGTAGATTTTCAATCAGGTCCATCTGCATCTAAAATGATAATAGATTGTGTAGGATTTTATAAATTTAATTTATCTGATAATCAAATAAAATCTCATTATGATGAGGGTATCAAAGAACTGTATGCATCTCAAATTGTAAATACAAATGGCGGTTATTTGTTTAGCATGAATACAGCTTCAATAAAACCAAAATTTAAATACTCATATCCTTACTCTAAAAAATGGCAGTATATTATTCCTGAAGGAATTACTCTTTCAAATGATGGATCATATATTTATATCAAACAAACAGATACTCAACAATCAGTATCGTATTCTTTTGTAGATTCTATTATAGTTCCACAAAATTTAGGAATTACTACATCACAAATATATTGGTCAGATGATGTAAATGGAATACAAGTAGAAGTTAGTTTAGATAATCAGTCATGGCAAACTTGTATAAATGGAAACCCATTACCTTATTTTAATAAAAATGACAATCAGGTATCTGATTTACTTTATATTCGAATAACTTTAAGTTCAACTGATACTGCTAAATATTTACCAGTTTTAAAATATTTAAATATTATGTTTTATTCTTCAAAGAATTTTTATAGTGATAATTCAGGTTTATATTTAACTTCAAATTATGATTACTCTCTTCCAGAATTTAATTATAGAATACTTTCTTATAATAAAAATAATGGACTAAAAATGTTAAATGGTCATGGATTTTCAATAAATAATGCACCTAGCACTAAAGCAATTGAATTGATATTTACACCAGCAAGCGGAGAGAATGTCCTGGTTTCAGCACAGTCAAAATCTTTTAGGTGGGATTCGGATGGCTTAATTACAAAGTCGGGAGTGGCATCAATATATGTTAATGGAATAAATAGAACATCTGAAACAAATATTTGGGATTTTCTAATTTTAAATGTTCCTCACCATATAGTCATTAATTTTACCTCAGAAGCCGTATCAATGAAATTTAATCAAAATCAAGATGATTCTAAATATGGACTAGGATCAATGTATAATAATTTAGCTATATACCCAGAGGTACTTTCTGAGGCTACCATATTAAATCACTACTTAATGTATACAGATAATATAATAAAACAAGTAGATGATAGCCTTATAAACATATCTGAGAGCAACCTCGGTGATGATAATACAGCTTATACCCTAACATCTATAGAACCTCAGTCAATAAGTCTTTAATTTTTGCATAACCGTGTACGAGATCTGGACTTTAATATCAAATAATGGTATGATTATGGTCTATGGATATCTTAAGCAAAAATACTAAAATTGTTGAAGAAACCACATTAGGTATATACGTGTGGGAAATGCCTGACGGCAGATGGATAGGGGACGATGATGGGAATTTTCTTTCAGTCACATCAATCAAAGGAAATAAATCCAAAATCGATGCTTTGGCTAGAGAGGTTAGCTCGTACGGTATATCTGAGGGCCAACCTAAATTTCTTTCTGGACGTAGAAAAATCAATGACGAAGAACTTGCAGAGCAAGAGCAAAGACTTAAGTGGGGACTCCCACCAGATCCATATGACATCGGAGTATACAAAGACTCAATATTAAGAGGCGGTAAAGTAGAATGACACGTAGAGTTGAATTTATGGAAGATGAAATTGATAGCGTAAATACTATTGATATATCAAATACTGCAGATTGGTTTTCTTTTAAGAAATCAGAAGAACATGAAGATCCGTTTAATATAGGAATTGAAGAAATTAAAAAACTTCGAGGACTTGGAACTAATTTTAAAAGAAAAATTAATCGTGATTTCTCTAAAGCTTTTGTAGGAACTAGTGGAGTCGGAACACAGCAAAATTTATTGCAACAAGCTATAAGTGGTTATGCTTTATTTGATTTGGTACAGCCAGTGTATAACCTTGAATATCTTTCTCAAATTTATGAAATATCAACATATAATTATGCAGCTATTAATGCTAAAGTTTCAAATATTGTTGGTTTAGGTTATACATTTACTGAAACATCAAAAGCAAAAGATGCAATGGATCAGATTACAGATGAAAAAGCTTTAGAACGAGCACGAGCAAAAATAAATAGAATTAAAACAAATCTTGATAAATGGCTTGATGATTGCAACGAAGAAGAATCTTTTACAGAGACTCTTATAAAGGCTTACACGGACCTGGAAGCGACTGGAAACGGTTACATAGAGATAGGACGTACAACAGCAGGAGACATAGGCTACATAGGCCATATACCAGCTA